AGAATATGATTAAAGAAATTGCTAATCGTTTCTTATTTGAACAGAAGACGCAGTTGGAATTGGCTTCCAGACTGGCTCTGATTTATCCTAATGCGTTTATGAAGCTATACCCTAAGGATAGCAATAATATTTTGGATCGTGTTGGGATTAAGGCTCTTAGTCCTTGGGAAGTTATAGTTGATAGGGATGCTACTACTTGGGACGAACAGAGGTTTATTGGACACATCTATTATGAGACTGTGTCTGGTATGAATCATAAGTTTGGTGCTAAGAAGTGGAATCCAATTACGAAGACAAGTTATTTTGAAGAGCACGGAGCACCGGCAGATCCGTATGATTCTACAGACAATCTGCCTAATCAGTTCTTGTATTGTAAAGTGGTTGAACTGTATGATATGATTAATGGTAAGTTATATTTCTGGACCCCCAATTGGAGCGGAGGAGATAAACTATTATCCGAGGATGATATCCCATTGGAAGATCATAATGATGAGCCAGTTGCTCCGATCGTACCTTTATATTATTCCCGTGTACCTGATCAGCCAATGGATGGCATTAGTGCTATGAAGCGTATCTATGATCAGGTGTATGAGAAGAATATCCTTCGGTCGTTTTGGGCTAACGCTGTTCGTAGAGATACAAGGCAATACCTTGTCAAAGAGGGTGCAATTGATGAAGAAGCATTAGCCAAAATTACTGCGGGGATAGATGGTGCTATGATTCCTGTAGATGCTGAAACTTTAGGCAATATTATTTCTGTGGTGCCATCTATCCCCATTTCTTCAAATCATTCGTTGTACCTACAACAGATTGATCAAGATCTTGCTAAGGGTTCTGTTATGGCTCCCTTTACTAGAGGTGAGACTACTAAGACATCGGCAACAGAGATTGCTGCTTTGGCTCAGTATACTGCATCAGAGATCGGACGACTTGCCAGAGAACGAGATGGTATGATTGAACAGATTGCTGAGAAGTATATTGGAATTATATCCTTGATTTCTGAAGAGGAAGCTAAGGAAGTTATTCTGTTGGAAGGAACACCTGAGATTGTTACACCTGAGAAACTACAAGGTAAGTTCAAGTATGCTGCATTGGATCAGGCAAGCACACCAATTGCAGAGAGCGTAAGACGACAGCAACTATTACAGTTGGTGCCGGTGCTTACGACTTTGGGTGTTGAACCTTGGAAGATACGAGATGAGATTATCAGGCTATATGATCTACCTCGTCAGTTTAGTGAGACACCTGAGGTACGACAGGAACTTGATCCAAGGGCTGTTGCTGAAGGTAAGAGGATGCCGAAGGCAAGACCTGATGGTGCACCCTTTTCTACGGAGCCAGTAAGTCCTGAAGAGGAAGTGGCTAAGCAATTTGGAGCAGGACGACGAGGAACTATTCCATTCCCAATGCCGGGAGACTTTGGTTCAGGGGGTAGGGAATAATGCCGTTTTATGAATATCAATGTAAGGGCTGTAAGAATATAGTGGAAGCCTTGGTGGAAATGGGTAAAGGTGATCTATGGATGGATGATCACGAATGTGCTATCTGTGATGCAGATGGTAGACGAAAGCAACACGGTTGGTCACGATTGATATCCGCTCCAGCAAGAACAGTTACCCTTTGGGGAGATGAGACAGGTAAGTACGGTGTGAACGGTATGTATAGTTCTGCTCTGGGGCGAAGGGTAACTAACAAACGAGAAGAGGAAGCTATCTGTAGGAAGATGGGTTATGTGAATGCTGGTGATCTTCCTAAGGGCTTTGTGGATAATAAGATTCAATCTCAGTTGGCAGAAGACCAGCACTTTGAGAATCTTAATAGTGCCTATAAGAAGAAGGTAAAAGAATACGGTTCTACTTATGGTGGTACAATGAAGGCTATATGTGAAGTATTGCCTGCTAAGGAAATGCTTAAACAGTCCGATGAAAGGGAGGCAAAAACATAATGGCATTAGAATTACGATTAGAAGATAAGGATATAGCACCTGAGGTATTACAAGGTGTTGAGCAGACAGCACAGGCAGAGGATGAACTGGTTGGTGAATTCCAGCCAAGAGGTAGTTTCTCTAAGAAGCCTCTTAATACTTTGGTTATTCAGGCTAAGAAGGGTCAACCGCTTTATGGACTTAAGGCTGACTATCCTAACTTTACTGAAGATCAGGCGGAACTACCGATTGAATTCGTTCGGTTGCTCCTTATGTTTAAGCAAAGTGTTGATGATGCTATTGTGGCTGATATCCTAGACGAAGAAGATACATTTGTTTTGGAAGATATTACTGATGATTCCAGTCTTAAGATACTGGCTGGTAAGTTGGGTAAGGTATTCCGTAATAGTAAATTTAAGAAGTTTCTTGCAACCCCTGATGAAGAGGTTGTGGAATTAAGTCCAGCAGAGGAATCTCTGGATGATGAGAGAACGCCGTTGCCAGAAGGTAGCGACGAAAGTATTGAAGACTTATTTTTAGAGAGGGTATAACAATGAGCGAAGCAGTAGAGACTGTCCAACAGGACACTACCTCAGATGCGTCAGAAACGACCGTAGAAGCATCTAACGAGGTAACCAATGGTAACACACCGGTAGAGGCTAAGGGTACGGCTCAGAGCCAACCAGAGGCTCCTAAAGTAATATCAGATAAGTTCCTTGAGAGCTTTAGTCTAGATGATCTGTTGGGTGCAGATTTTTCTAATGATGATATTATGAACAGCACCCATAGGGATCTTCCGAATTATCAGGAAGTACTTAAGCATCTACCAGAAAATGGTAGAAAATTAATTGCTAATCTTAGAGCAATGACAACCCGTAAAACACAGGAAGTCGCTGAGATGAGGAAGCAATTGGAACTTGAACGAGAAGCATTGATGACTGAAAAGAATGCTCTCTATAGTGGAAAGTTTGCAGAGAATGTGAAGGAACTTGCTAAAGAACCTGAGGTACCACACGATGTATTTACTGATGATGGTATCAATAACAAGATCAAGCAAGAGGCTGCTAAACTATTTCAACAGATGATTCAACCTGTTCAGGAAGATATGTTTGTTAAACAACGACAGTTGGCATTGGATAACTTTAAGAGAGATAATCCAGATCTAACAGAACCTACGGTTCGTGTCCAAGTTGCGCAACTACTTAAGTCTAGACCTGAACTTAAATTAGAGGATGCATACTATATAACTAAAGCAAAGATGGACCGAGAGACATTGACTAAATTACAAGGTGAACAGATCGTTAAGAGGGAACGAGCCAATGAGGCTTGGAATAAAACTTCTAACGGTACTGCTGGTAAGGTTAATGGTAATCCTCAGTTCAGAGATGCTTGGGAAGCATATCAGTATCATAAAGCAAATGGCATCTCATAAGATGAAACTTGATCAATTATATTTGCATTTAGAACTACCTATTAAGGGTAGCTTACCTCCAAAGAATTTTACAAATTATACTATTTTAGATGGGGCAACTTTTCCCGCCCTGTATGTGGACCCTCCGGATCAAGAGGACAATCATAATATATTCTGGGGAAGAACAGAAGAAGCAGAACCCACTGGAGCAAATGGTGGACAATTCTACGGAACTGAATTAATAACATTCGTCATTGACGATATAGCAAACAAAAAGGATTAATATAAATTATGGCTATTTCAAATGAACTATTATCCTCAACTTTGTTTAGTATCAGAGACGGCGAGGTTGACGAACTTTTCCAGAAGGTTGCCTTTTTAGATCACTGTAAACGAGCAGGCGGAATTGAATTTGAGGATGGCGGAATTAAAATTCAGCGTCCTCTCGCAATTGCCGAGCACAGTTCTATCACAAGTCTACCTACTGGATATGAGCCAGTCAGTCTTGCAGTTAACGATGTTATGCAACCGGCAATCTATGATTGGGCAGATTTCGCTGCACCGATCGTGATTACCAAAAAGGAAGAACTGGAAAATCAGGGCGAGAAAGCAATCGTGAAAATTGTTGAGGCACGAATGCGCTCTGTTATGGGAATGCTACGAAGGGAAATTAACCTTCAGCTTCTCGCTGGAAGCAGTACAGTTCTTACGACACTGAACAGTCTTAATGGCGTACCCGCTGCAATGACTACCGGCTTCCTAGAAGAAGGTGTACCTGCGGCTGCTACACAGACTAATACCATTGGTGGTATTCAGAAATCAGTTGTTGATGTTGTCGGCTGGTATAACCAGATCGGTGACTGCGCTGGTGGTTTCAACGCTAACGGTTTGGCTGCTATGAACAGTCTTTGGACTACGACTAATAGTCGTGCTCCTATGGGACAGGTTGATGCGGTCATTATGTCTGAAGCAGGGTTTGCTAACTATAAGCGAGCACTATTTGCTAACGAACGATACATCGATGAGAAGTCTTTGGACGGAGGTCGTATGTCTCTGCTGTATGCAGGTGCTCCTTGTGAGGCTGATATCGCTATGCCAGATGCTACCACGAACGGTGTTGGACAAGCAGCAACTGCTTACTTCCTGAACTTTGATGGAATTAAGTTGGTTATGCATCCAGATGCTGATTTCGCTGTATCTGACTTTGAACATATCTCTGGAACTACAGCCCGTGCTGCTACCCTCTATTGGAAGGGTCAGTTGATTGCGGATCACTTGGGTTCACAGGGACTATTATTTGATGGGGAGGCTTGGTAATATGAGCAGATCAGGATTAAGTTATTTAGAGAAAACATCACAAGATGTGTTCGGCAATACAATTGATATTCCGTCCGCCTTGGATCGCAGAACGGTACAGCGTTTTCACTGTAACGGAACTGTTTCCGCAGGTGAATGGGTTCAACTTGACCACACTGGACAGACACATTCCGCAAGGGTTGTGACTGTTATTCAGGCTGCGGCTGTTGCTTTAGGCAATCCGGCTGTTGTGGGTGTTGCTTTGGCAGATGCTGTCGCAGGTGGCTTTGTAGATGTTTGCACCAGAGGCTATGTTGAGGATGCTGCAGTGGCTAACGCCGTTGGTGCAGCCGGCATTGGTCTTGTTGTAGACAATACTACCGCTGGACGGGCTGTTGCTTATGACGCTGCTGATACAGCACCACAATGTGGTGTGACATTGGAAGCGGCTGCTGGTAACACGGCTGATGTTTATGTATACGGACTAGGAACGGATTCGTAATTTATTGGAATTCGTAGAGGGTGTCCAGTTGTTTTATTGACATTTTGGACTGGACACCCTCCTTTTTTTTGAAGTTTATCTTTACAATTTCCTTGCTAAAGCAGTTAGTATTATGTAAGTGTTAAACAGACGACCATATAGGAATTGGAAATATGAACCTAAAAGAACTGAGAAACAAAGTAAAGAACATTACAGATTACAATCCAGAAATACAATCATATCTGGACGATCTGGATGAATTAATAAATGATGCATACAATCAATTATATCTGAGCAAGAGATGGAACTTTGGCAGAAAGACAAAGTTCCTTAACATATATCCAGATATTAAACCTGAAATTCCAGTAGGTGGTACAGTACCTCTACCTAATCTGAATATATTAGATGGACGAAGAGCTTGTGCCTTCAGTGGTCCAGTCTCTGAATTCCAAGAAGATCCAAGGATCTGGGAAGGACAGATAATTGAAATTCAGGGTAGAGAATATACTATAGAGAAAGTTACTAGTACTTCAGTTAGAACTGTAGAACCTTTAAGATGTACATCAGATACTGATGATGTTACTTGGATCGTTAAACATAGGTTCTATCATCTTCCTGCAGATACTGTAGAGATATTAGGACTGTCTCATAGAGATGCTCCTATACCAGATATCAGACCTCTGTGGGGAAAGAAGATTGGATTAGTAGCAAGACGAGATGAAGAATTAGATTTAAGAGAAGACTATACAGCAGACTTTTCTGAGGCTTATGTTCTATGTCCTCCTCAGGATATACCTGCTGGAATGAAGTGGGGACCAGAAGTTATTACACAAGCACCTACAGTACCAAGTCCGTTTCCAGCTAGTACATACTGGGAATTTGCTTGGGCATTTGAGGTTGGAGGTATTATAGGTCCTCTATCAGAACCTCGGATAATTAATATTGGAATCCCTGAACAGGGTACTTCTCCAGTTGTTACACTACATTTTCAGACTTGGGATGATAGACCAGTTGCAGCAGATGCCTATAATCCAGCAGCAGACATCTATCAGAATGATTTTGAAGGAATGAAGAAGGTAGTATTCTACAATTCTAACTTTGATAATGCAGCAGGTGCAAGAAAAGGATTGCCTTGTTGGAGACAAGTAGGAAGTGCTGGTGCTCTTATCAATAGAGATGATTGGCTACCTATGACTGCTACAGATGAAGCAAGTACTGTAACACTAACAGGACTATGGAATGTTCACGCTGGTGCACCCAGATATCAAGAATGGGATGGACAGCATCTAAGAATTAGACCTTATCCCAGACCTCAAGGGTTTGAGAAAGAATACCCTAATGTTTCCGCTCCTGTTGATGGATCAATGGCTGCCTTGTACAAGCGTAGATTTAGACAGTATGAATTAAGGTATCAGAGGAAACCTTATCGTTTGTGCGAAACTACAGATAGTCCTCAGATGCCTTACGAATTCCATCAGCTTATAGTTTATGCAGTACTGCACGAAACCTTTGTTAAGGGTGGCAATGCAGCAATGGCTGGTATGTATGATAAGAAGATCAAGGATGCGATTAAGATTCTTGAGAAGCGTTATATTGATAGGGCAGATACTTTCTGGCAGCGTGGTCAGTTTGGTATAGAAAATATGGGTATTGTCTACGACTATAATTCTCTCAGGAAACTTAATTAATGAAGACGAAATCTACTGAAGAGAGATTAGCTGGAGGTGTAGACCAGAGATGGAAGGTACCTTCTAATCTTGCATCTGATATTAGAAATTGTCGGATAGAAGATGTAGGTCTTGGGTGGAAGAATGATAGAGGTTGGGAGAACTTAATTCCTGTAGCAGATGCTATGACAAGGGAATTCACAACTGAACAGTTAGCTAATGTAAGGGAACCTTGTCGGTTCCTTAAAGTTTGGTCTAGACACGGTGGGTCAGAAGTATATTATCTCTATGAGAGAAATGGACATTTACATTATCATTTCGGTAATTCTGGACCAACACCGGCAGATAGAGAAGTAGTATTACAGGCGAATAGAAACATTCCTAAAGCAGATGATCCCGGTACACAGTTAACACCGTTTGGTAGATTTGCTTTAATTCAAAATGGTTATGAAGCACCATTCAAATTCTGGGGAAGGGTAAAGCAATCACCGTTTGGATGGACACAAAGACCTATGCCTCCAAGGGTATATAAGCCTAACTTAGATCAGATAGATGATCCTCAGGACTTGGAATCCCAGCAAGGTTCGTATCTAACTAATTGGAGATCTGTTGGATTAGGTAATGACGAAGAAGGTGACTGGAGCCACTATAGATATAAGGTTAGTTTCATATCAGATACTGGTTCTGAAAGTCCTCTAAGTGATGCTATGGGTGTAACTTGGAAGGTAACAAATGAAGATCAAGATAACTACAAAGTAGGAATAGTTCTTGATGACATTCCTACAGGTGATAACAATGTTGTTGCTCGTAACATTTATAGAACTAAGAACTTAGATAATAATGCTGCAGAGAAATACTATTTAATTAAGAGACTGAACGATAATAGTTGTAAGACTTTCGTTGATATCATTCCGGATAGTTTGCTATTAGAAGAAGCACCGGGTGAGAATGATAGTATCTTAGTTTCTCAGTCATTCAAGTATGCTGCAACATATAATGGTTGTATATGGATTGCTGGTGGTGATGATTACAGTACTAGCATAAGGTATAGTAACAGACACCTTCCAGAACAATTTGATAGGTTTAGATTCTTTGATGTAGGGATGAGACAAGGCGGTGAGATAACTGCGCTGGTTCCTTTTAGTAATAACCTATTGGTATTCCGAGCGGGTTCAATAGAAGTTATCTCAGCCATCTCCGATGATACATATACGATCGGTACCTTAGACAGCGATGTTGGAACAAGGGCAACGAATACAATTAAAGAAGTACCCGGTGTAGGATTATTCTTTCTGTCAAAAGATGGTGTATATGCAATCACCGGTGGACAGTCTGGTGCTGGCTTAGTTACTGCTAAAGTAGAATCTGTTAGTAAGGGTTTGTATGGAGAATGGCAACGACTAAGTGAAGGAAGTTTAGCAAGAGCAACAGCCACTTATAGTACCAGAGAAAAAGAATATTGGGTACACTATCCAGTAGATGGAGAGACAGAGAATACAAGAGGTGCAGTATTCCATAAAGAGGCTGGGATGTGGAGCCTTAGGAATTTATCTGATGGTGTAACTGTACAATCAACTGCTGGTACTAGTACAAATTATCAGATGACATTTACCTGTTTAGATACAGATCCTGAGGGATGGATTATTATAGGAACATATCCTGATTATCCGTATGCATCACAATCTGTTTTAGCAACTAATGCACTGACATTCTTTCCGGGCTTTGACTTACAGGTATGGTCGGCTAATTGTGGATGGGGTGTATACGGTAGGAACAGTGCATCAGGAGAAGGAACAGAAACATTCACTTTATATGATAAGCATAAAGCTTCTACTGACTGTGCTTACATCAGTACTTGGGATGATTTCGGAGATGATAGTATTAAGAAGCGTATCCATTCAGTAGAGATAGAAATGGTATCGCAAGGGTATAATGATTTGTCAATGGTGTATGCTGTGGACTATAGTTTCAGTCCGCTTCAAGGAGGGACACAGGCTCCTATGATTATAGAGAAATATCATACACTAGCATCTGAGCCAGTATGGACAATTACCGGCGGAACCGAGGTAAAGAACCTAGCAACTTGGGGCGAGAACTGGTCTAATGGACAGTTATGCAGGGTTAGGTTTGATGTCCATACTGGGCTATGCTCCCATTTTCAGTGGGGAATTCATAGCAATAAGTTATTTCACATTATCTCCTATAATATAGAATACAGTTCATCTGATCAGAAGGTGATAACGAAGGGTGGTGGAAGTGGCTCGTAGCTATACAAAAGAATGTTTTGATGATGGTGATCAATTTAAGGCAGATCATTTTAATAGTGATGCTAATGGAATTGCACAGCAGTTTAACGGGCAGTTAGATCAAAACAATATGCCGTTAGAAAGTTGTTATTCAGAACAGTTGAAGGATCCTGTTAGAACTAGCAATGCATTTGGTGTGGCTACTGTCAGTAGTTATATGCCTACACAATCGTATCATTATGCACAGTGGAGAATAACGAATACAACTACAGAAGAAAACGAGATAGGTCCTGCTTCAGTATATCAGACAGATTGGATGACAGATAGTTGGGATCCTTTCTGGAACTTGTTTGATTATACTGTAGTTACACAGGGTGCACGAATAAGGTTTGAGAGCCAAGAAGGAATGATCATTGGCGGCTTAACAATTAATTGTGAAACAAGATCAGGTCGTATACGAGGTGGCGGTGATCCGGGGTGGACTAAGAATTCAGCAAACTATGAGAACTATGAGATAGGAATATTCTGTAATGGTATTCTGATAGGAAGAAGTGGTAGGGTATATAATGGAGCATACTGCTTGGATATCCCCTTCAGCACACCGATAGGAACAGAATATACCGAGATAGTAGTGAAATGGTTTAAGGAACAGAATGTTTTCGTTGATGGAGATACTTGGACTGTAACTGAATCAGATCACGGACAATTGTTTACTGTATCAGGTATGCACCTTTGGGCGAGGAATCAATACCGATGAGCAATAATCTAATTTATACGAATGGACGGGCTGGGCAACCATCTAATGATAATAGTGAGGCTGATAGCTTTTTCAATAGTTTGGCGACTGATAGTGGACAGATAGATCAAAGTAATACCAGAACTGAATGGGTATCTACAAAACATATAAACTTTGAAGATAAGCCTTTAATTAAAATCTATGCACACAGAAACAATACTACATTAGATCAAGCCTATAATGGAACAACTTATCAGACAGTATCACACGGTAATAATGGAAGTTCAGAGCTAACATTTGCTGCTCATACATTTCGTGTAGGAGAGGTATTTAGATATCATTTCAACTTTAGAACTAATGTATCTAATAACGACTTGGCTGGAAATAAAGGTTTGGATTATTTCTGGGTTAAGGCACAACTACAGTTAGATTCTGGTGCTGGTGCAACTTGGACTGACATAGGATTTGATACAAGGAATTCATTTGGTACACATAGGGCTGGTGCTGGTAGTGACTATCCGTGTGCTGGTAATAGAATGTATGGTCTAACATTCATATTCATTCCCGGTTATACTGGTGATGTAACAGGTATGAGGATACAGGTTCGTACAGAAAGTGCTACGATGAATCTTAATATGAGAGACTGGAATGAACAACTAAGGGTGGTAGGTGCATAATGCCTTATGTTAAACAACACGCTATAGCAACAGGACAACCAGCACAGGCTGGTGAGGTTAATGAGAACTTTGAAGATGCTAGACGCTATATTAATAAGGATATTGTTCAGGCTGATTTGGCTAATGACAGTGTAGATTATCCGGAGATAGTAAGAGGGGAATTGAATGCTGGTACACAGCAACATCAGTTCACTGCTGGAAATAGTATGGGTAACTTTGTTGATAGGCAATCAAGAAATATTAATCCATTTACGAGATATACTAAGAAAGAAACAACATCTCTTTGGACTGATCAACGGAATGCTGCATCGGCACCGCTTACAACCAGACCGTTATCACAGATACTACAGTTGCCTGATAATCAGTTCTCATTTGAAATGGAACAGAGAGGACTGGTTACATTAAGAACTTGGATTGAGGTTATTATTCCAGCAACACCTTGTAATGATCCTGAGGACAATACAGTGAAATGTGAACATAGGTATACAACCTATATGTATCTATCAGATGATGGTGGTGAAACTACAATGGAAGATACAACTAAGGGAAAGTTTTATGACTATAGTGAATTCTCAGGAGGTGGAGGCGGAGGTAGTCCCAGTAGTTGGGCAGGTCCTCCTAATCAAGATCCGATGAAGACTGTTGCAGATACTGGTTGGGCTGCTAACATTCCTTGGTCTGCATACAATAGATTTTATTGTATCACTAGGACAAAGATAATGAATGCCGGGACGCATCAATTTGGTGTGGTATATGATGCACACCACGATGTAGGTTATGCATATGTTTGCAATACTACAGTAGAGATTGAATATATTGGCTCAAACATTACTTAGTTTACAAAGAGGATATTAATATGGCAAGAGATTATTACAGCGAATTTACCGGGACCGATGCATCAGACCGTTTGAGAGGTGGTGCCAGCGGTGGATTGAAAGGTGCTGGGACCGGTGCACTTATAGGATCTATTGTACCCGGTGTAGGTACTGTAATTGGTGCAGGCGTTGGTGCAGGTATTGGAGCTTTGGGTGGTGCAAGCGGTGCCACAAAGTATATGACACCTTATGAAGAGGAGAATCTTAAAAGGTTAACTGCATTAGAAAAAGGTATGGAAGAAGGTACCTTAGGATTATCAGAGGAAGAGAAACAACTACTATACGGATCAGCAGAGGATAGAGAAAGACAAGCAAGAGATCAAGCAAGAATGCTACAGCAACAGAAGTTAGCATCAGCTTATCAAGGTGCTGGTACAGCTTATGCTGAGATGGCTGAAGCAGAAGAGATGCAAGTAGATGCTATGAGAAAGACTGGGCTGAAGGTAGCAGAACTTGATATACAAAGAGCAGAACAAGAAGAAGCAGAATACTGGGGAAGACTTGCTACTATGTCCCAGCGTGAAGCATTAGAGCACGATAAAAAGAAAGCAGAGAATGCTGCACTATATGAAGACTTTAATGAATTCTTAGTTGGAGAAATCACAACTGGTGGTGTACTATCAGATTCCGGTATGGAAGGTAAGGCTGCTGCATTGGCATCTAGATATGGAACTTCTGAGAATGATTTGGATGCGGCATTAGAAGTATTAAGTCAGAACCCAGAATTGGTTAACTTGTTAATTCAGGCGGGAGGATAAGAAATGGCTACACCAATTGCAATTGATCCAATAGCAGGAATCTATAGTATTCAGTATGCGGATCCACAGTTTGATCCTAATGAGGCTAAGATAGGAGAAGGAACTACTGGAAAGAAGTACGCTTCATCTTATATGGGTGCACGATCTAGATGGTGGGATCTATCTTGGAAGCAGGCAGAATTAGAACAGAAAGGAATTGACCGTCATAATAAACGGGTTCAGAACGAGATATTAAATCTTCAGGATGCTAGAGCAAATATCATTCAAGGTATTCCACAGAGATATGATAGTATGTGGAAGCATAATAATACACAGGAGCAGAAGAGGCTGGAATGGAATGCTGCGTCTGGTGATATGAAAACCACTACAGTTTCTACCAGACCGGGAAGATCCCGAGGTGCAATGGTAGGTAACCAAGCTAAGGGAAGTTGGTATGTTAAGACTGATGTTCAGAAATTAATTGAGCCAGCTATAGATCCTGATTCAACTGCTGGTCTGCTTAATACCGGTAGGACACTGGGTACACTGGGTAAAGATGAACAGTCACAGGATCAGGCATCATTCTATGCTGTACAGATGCAGATTGAAGAACTGGCTAATGATAAATTAGATGGTGGTGCTACAGCCGTTGATGCTTGGGCAGATGCTGAAAAAGAAACCTTGGCATCATATGATGCATCAGCGACAGCTAAAGATGTAGTAGCAAGATATCGTAAGGTACAGCAAATTGTTGAGAGAGACTATGGTCCTCAGCGAACTGTAAGTGTATCAACTAAGACTGGTAGAAAAGAACTGGATCCTTATGCAAGGACTGCAAGTATATTAGGTATTGACCCATTTGATGAGCGTCATACTATTGCTCAGTTGGATACGGAGATTGGTGATAAGGAAGCAGAGCTTCTGGCTGATATAGATCTTATTGGTAGAACAAGGGAAGTTCAAAGTGAGAAGTTTGGACCGGGATTAATTGCTGGATTGTTAGGCGGTCCGCAAAACTTAACTGCGGCAGAACAGAATCTTGGTACACGAGATCCGAGGATAGTTAATCCCCAAAGAGCAAAAGCAGTAAGGGCATTAGAAGCATACTTTGAAGGTGGTGGTACCGTAGAAGAACTACGAAATATGGGTATTATGAAAACCCCAAGAGCAGAAAGACCATCTACTTCAGATACTACAATGCCCGGTGGTAGCGGTGATGTTGGTATTCCAGTTACGGACGAAGAAGAAGAGCCGAGGATTCCGGTGATGAATCCAGATTCCATTATTGAATCAACAGGAATTGCAGGGCGATGGCAGCATAAGGATGATGGGCATTTGTCATTCCAGTTAACGAATGGAACATATATGTTTTATACCCCAGTTGCTGCAACTGAAGGAACTGTTGGTGGCTATCAAGTTGGTCAGAAGGTTGATGAAGGTCCGGGTAGTTGGACTATTGATGAAGTTAGTGAAGATGGACAAACAATTAAAAAAGCAACTTGGACTACCAAAAAATCTGGGAAGACAAGAGAAAGAACTGATAGAGCGACATTAGATGATGTACAGGGATTGTTTCCTAAGACAGATCCTGAACCGGGAAGGGATGCAATGGTTGTAGGTTATCACCTTTTTCCTGATGGTAGTCTGATTGAATGGCAGCGTGATAATACTGAAGGTGCTGAATGGGAACTTGTCGATGAACGCAAAAGTCCAGATAAGAAAGAATATAATATAGCACACGGATATGAATATATTCCACAGAAACCTGAGCCTTCAGACGCAGAAGCAGCACCGGTACAGGAAGGAGATAGGATACCAATGGCAGATCAGTTGCCAATTGATATGGGTGATTTTGATCCGGGTGATCCAACGGCTGCGCCACAACCAGAAGTTGATTCAACACCGAGAACACCGAGAATAGAACCCATTGATATGGGAGGCTTTGATGTGGGTGATCCAACAGCACCGATGAAACCAGAAGAGAAGTCTGAAGAAGATAGCCGAAGGCAAATGAAAAGGCTACATCCTGATAGATATATCGGACCGGGTGCTGAAGAAAAACCTGCTGCTGAAGAGGGAGAGCCAGAAGAGGAAGAAAAATCTAAGATTAAGAAGATGCTTGAAGAGATGGATAAGGCTACAGATGTTCCATCGGATGTAATGGGTATTAATGCTGTACCTACATTGCAAGAGCATCGTGGTAATCTATTAGCAGGATTTACTGGTGCGGCAGAGCTATTAGAGAAGCCGGCTGCATTAGATAGGAAGACAGCTAATGCTGATGCTGGTTCTCCTCAGGAATATGCAAGGGCAGTTATAGATGCAGAGACAGATAAGCCTACAGATCAAAGGTCTACACTTGAAGAGATCGTTGCTAATGTTGCTCAACAGTATAATGGTATGGGTGATATTCAAGGTAGAGATCAGGCATTAGAATATACAATTGCTTTATATAAATTATTCCTTGATAGTAACACGCTTACAGATCAGGCAGGTGGCGGAACAAGGAGCGCATAGATGGGTGATCCTCGTCCAGTACTTTATTCAAATCCAGAATCCCTAGACATTATCAATGATGCAAGGCGCAAAGGAATGCTGCCTCCAATTGATAAGTATGGTGATATATCTGGTGACTTCCCAGATCCAAGTGAGATGGCTGCACAGCCGTCACCTAAAGTAGATGTAGGTCCTGCTAGAGATACTAGAGCAGGTAGGGAACTTGAGACTACTGGAAGGATGCTCAGTGCAGATGAGCTTGCTGCACAAGAGCGTATGGAAGATGCGTTTAGGGGATTGACGCAAGAGAAGGCAAAGGGATTGTTAACACAGTTTCGGGATGGTGGACAACCTCCTTATGATATCCCAGCACCGGGAGAACCGGGGTTTGCTGAAGCAATTGCTGAGATTGCTCTTGATGAAGCCTTGGCAGATACTGAAAAGATGCAGGCTATTGTGCCGGGCTTTACTATGGAAGGATGGGGAGATAATCCTCCAGAAATGCCAGTAGGCGGTAGGGCTATGCAATATGTTTTTGGTATAGTAGCAGAGCCGTTTACGGAGACAGGAGAGATGGTACCGGAAGGTGTTGCTGCACCACCGATGGAACTACCTCCTGAATCAGCAGGTTATGATGAACCTACTTTGATGATGGCATTAGCACCTCAGTCTCGTATCGGTCCAGTAAGAGCAGAAAGGGTAGAACAATTATCTGCTCCGAGAGCGTTGAAGACACCAGAAGAATATGCTAAAGATCAGGGATTAGATCTTGATGCTCATCTTGCCGGATACAAGGCTGATGAGATAATGGAGAAGGCGGAATCATCGGGTGAAGGCTTAAACAAATATGAAGAGAGAGAATTAGATAGACTTAGAGAAATACAAGAGAAACTTGAAACTGGAGAACTAGTTTCAGGTACTGATCAGTTAGCCGGCTATAAAGGTTTCTATGACGCATATCATTTATATATTTCTCAGAATCCAGATGCAACAGCAGAGGAAGCAGTAGCAGCAGTACAGGGTGAATTAGAGATGATGGATTTAATCCTATCCGGTAAGGCTGCTCCTAGATACTATACTGAACATATACCAGCAGATAGGGGTCCAGCAGATCCTTGGTATAGAGCATTTGCTAGTCAGGTAACATCCGGACAAGTGCCTAATTTAACTGACATTCAGAAACAATATCTTAATACTAGTATTGCTGAGAGAAGGAAAGCATTTGTTAAAACAATGCCTTATCGTAGGCGTGAACAAATTGCTCAAGATTATGGTGGAGATCCAGAATGGGGTGAGGAAGGTATTGACCTTGGTGCTGTTGGTACCGGTGTTCCTGATATAGAAGGGGTTACTATAGATAATGTATGGGAACAACCAATAGAATCATTTGCTATAACAGAAGAAGAAACATTAAAAGAATATGGAAGTTGGCTAGAAGATAGAGGGCTAAAAGATTTCTGGGCTGTTGATTTCTGGGATAATCCTGAGAAGTATAAAAGTGGTTATTGGTGGAATAGATCCTACCCATCTGGTGCAGCCGTAGAGGGACCGGCACAGTGGGGGCTTAGGTCTATATTAGTTCTTCCGAACATAGCCTCTAGAGAGATATATGAGACTACTGCGGCTTGGACATCGGCTGGTGAAGCTGCTGCTGCAAGACAAGAAGCAGATGAAGATTATCCAGAATTATACAAGGGTCATCCGTATCTAAGAAACATTGCAGAGAATAGAGGGTTGATGAATGATATGTATGACCTCTATGCTTATACACCGGGCTTAGAAGAATATGCTTGGATGGCTGGTGCAACAGGATTAGGTGCAGATATATTCATCGCTCCGTTTGATCCGGGTCTAAGTGCATTGGCTAAAGCCGGACCGGCTAGTCTAAGAGCATATAAGACTGCTGGTGCTTTGGGTAGACCGGCTCTTGGTAGAGCAGCGGCAGGTACTGAAGCATTCTTCAGAGGAGCGGTTGAAGGCTTAGGTGATACCTCAATGGCTATGAATGCATTTGCTAGAAATACTGGTCTTGGATTACAGGATCCAATTACATATGCATCAAGACAAGCAGCACATTACTTGGATGGACAACAGGCTTATCGTCACGCAAGGAAAGGTGGTAAAAGTCACGATGAGGCATTGACGCTCGCTCACCAGCAATTGGGTAGAAAGAATAGATTTCTTGATGATGCTGAGAGAGGTGGAGAAGATTGGGCGGCTAAGAATATTGAGGACCTGATGAATGAAAGTTCAGGTTATGGTAGGCTATATAATAGTTTCGTTGATGACATAGATGATTTTGCTAGAACAGAGACAGGATCTAAAGCAGCGTTGCCTAATAGGAAAACTGTTCATAGATTAGTTAATGAGGCTTATGATAATAATCCAGCGTTCAAAGCATTTGTAGATACAAAGGTACCTGAAAGATTATTTCCTCGTAGTGCATCTGGTTCAATAACTGATGAAGCATTGGAAGAAATAGTTCGTGCGGCTAGACAAAGTAATCCTAAGATGATGAATACTTTATTGCAACCTCTGAACTATAAGATGGCACAGCATTGGACTGTATCAGCATTAGAAAGTTCTCCATTGTGGAAGAGATCATTTTCTAAACTATCAATGGTTACACCGTCATTGTTTGTTCAAGGTGAAGACTTAGCCAAACTTGGTAAGTTAGTAGGAGAAGCAGAACAAGTCAAGCATATAATTAAGCTAATGGATGATGCTCAGAAGGCTGGTCGTATTAAGCACGGACTACATCCATCTTGGGATCCAAGGGTAACAGGAACCGGTAAGGCATCGTTCAGACCAAAGGTTGGTTCGTATGTAGAGCTAAGTATGGATCAACGAAAGTCTATAAGAAACTATATTGATAGTCTATACAAGAGAGGATTGCTTACACAGCGTGAGCGTATGGAAGTACTGTCTCAGATATATCCGGATATATTTGCAAGGAAATTTGGTAGAGGTGTAATAGAAACCGAAGGACTTAAGTTCTGGAAGGGTAAGTCATTTATTAGTACAGATTCATTAAGAAGGTTAATGAATGCATACATAGAAGATATTGCTTCGGCTAATAAAATTGGTGTTGGTAGTAAGGCATTGGATGAAGCAACGACTGCAACTAAGGCAGCATTGTTAGAACCAATTGATGCAAGGCATCTTAATCAGAATTGGTTAAGAAGGTTCTTAGGTAGAGGATGGACTTTATTTAAGGATTCAAAGAAGTGGGCTGCTGAATTTCCTGAAGGTATGCCGTTACACGCAGTAGTAGAACTAAAGAAACTACAGGGTAAGTTATCGGCTATGGATGTTGGTCTGCGTAGAGATCTATCAGAATTATTAAGAAGTCCAGAACTACGAGCACGATACTTTGATGCTGAATGGTTAAAGGCTAATCCTAATCCAACAAGAGATGATTGCTTAGTAGCATTATCATTGGGACCAAAGCAGGCTAGATCTACATCAGCGATTCTTAGATCAACAAGTAATCTATCTAATATAATGATGGCAAGAACAGACGACTTAGTTCTTGATATAACCAATGTATTTAAGCAAGATAGTATTATGGCTTCATCTATTACAGATGCTTTAAGTGAGAGCGGTAAGTTAAAGCTACAAGAAATATTAAGAGATGCATCAGGTAGATCAGGTTATATGGGAGATACCAGTAAGGTTAAGAGCTTTACTGAAGAAGCAAGAACCGGCATAAGAGATCGTTTTGATATCAAAGAAGGTGAAAAAAGAAAACCTCTTGATGTCATTCGTGCAAGTGAAGTAGAAGTAAAGTCCTCATTTATGGCGGTTAATGGTTATGAAGATTGGATGAGAATGATGGAAAGGTTTCACGATGACTTGAGCCGGTTTATTAGAAATCCAGAGAACTTTAATAGTCCTAATGTAATTCAATTGGCGAAGCCAGATTTTAATTCTATCTCGGCTGGCTTCTATTATATGCAACAGATGGGAAGACTATCTGATGAAGCGATGGGAAATATCTATAGAAGTTGGGGAGGTTATGATGCTATCCTTGCAAGTAATAAGAATCTTGGTAAGCTGTTACAAGAAGCACATACTATTAGATGGGCAGATGATCCAGAGCTTGCCCGTGTTCTCAAACAAGTAGGCATTGGTGAGGATGTCTCAGGTAAAGCACAGGTCGGTGCTGCATTGGCAAGACGAATTGAGACTATGGTTAATGTTAGGGCTAGACCTAATCTATCTGCTCAGTTGCCGAGATCCAATGAAGATGATTGGTCACAGATAGTTAGTGATATCTTTCCCGCACTTGATGATGAACAGGTGTATAAAATTGTTAGAGCATTAATGGATGAACCCTCCTCCGCTAGCGATGAAGCCATTGATGCAATTCGTGATGCTCGTATGTTATTGATGGGAATTAAAGATTCATTAGATGAAATGGCAGTACAGATTATTCGTGTTAATGGATTGAATAGAGGAAATACTAATGAGATAATGAATTCTCTTAGCTCTTTGTGGAATCACTTGAAGTCGCCGTTAAGGGTCGGACCGGTGAAGCCTGCAGTTAAGTCTACAGGAAAAGCCAAGGGATTTCCTCATACAAAATATAGGATGGATTTAGGTCCACGACCGGCACCTAAGAGAAAGGGACAAGTTAAGTCTCATAAGAAGGAATATATTACAGGTCAACTAAGAGGGATGGAAGACAGTGTTGCACGAGCTTGGGATAAGAAGAAGCTAGCTTCTCCAGAAACATACAAAGCACACGAAGAAATTGGCAATGCGATAAGGATAGATGCAGAGACACACCTTGATGAGGCATATGCTAATCAAGCTTTTGCTCAGCGACAATTGAAAGATTTAGAAGACCCGGGACGGTCATTACGATTGCGGTTGGAAGATTATCAGAGAGAACTTGAAGCAAGTAAGAAAGGATTAAAAAGATTTCAAGCAACAGATAATCAGTTCAGAACAGCAAGGTCAGATGAATTTAGAATTAGAGATGATCTTAATCTAACACAACAAAGGTTGGATAACCTACCAGACCATCCAGATCCTGATAGACTTATAGAACTAGAAGCAGAGGTGCGCAAAGCTAAGGCTGAAGTAATGCGAGCACAGAGGGAAGTCCAAGAAGTTAGTAGGATTGGTGGTTCCGTTGAGCAGTCTGCTCAGCGATTGACAGAATACGATGAACTACTTTATCGTGAATTTGTGCAGACACTTGAACGACATATTATGGGAAAAACTGTTAAAGGTGAAGTTGATAAGATTAGTGCAAGGATTAAACCTCCCGGTCAGATTAG